AGTTAATGCAACTATTGCCACTATGAAAGCTATTCATGAAGGTGCTGATTATATCATAAATTTTGGTTCTGCTGGTGCTGTAAATTCTGTTTCGGGTTTGGTAGAAGTAACTGGATATGTTGATAGGGATATGGATGTTAGAGCATTAAATTGTGAGCTTGGACAAACACCCTTCGAAGATGGTATAATATTAGGTGAACAGGGGATAGTATGTGGAACAGGTGATAAGTTCGCTACTTGCACACCAGAAATTGCATGTGATATTGTTGACATGGAATCTTATGCCATTGCTAAGACCTGTATGAAACAAGGAGTAAAATTCAGAAGTTTTAAATACATATCTGATAATGCTGATGAAAATTCAGTATCTGATTGGGAACAAAATGTTCATAAGGGCAATGAATTATTCCAAAAACTACTTAATGAAATAGAAATTTATGGACTTTCTTAAAGAAATTGTAAAAGAAATAGGTGATGACTACACCCAACTCGCAGCAGACATCCAAGAAAACGAACGATTCATCGACACAGGTTCGTACATCTTTAATGGATTGGTTAGCGGTTCCATTTTTGGTGGCGTATCTAGCAATAAGATTACTGCCATCGCTGGCGAAAGCAGTACTGGGAAAACTTTCTTCTCCCTCGCAGTTGTCAAGAACTTTTTGGATTCTAATCCTGACGGTTACTGTCTCTATTTCGATACTGAAGCTGCTGTAAATAAACCATTACTTGAGTCTCGTGGGATTGATATGAACCGTCTTGTGGTGGTAAATGTTGTCACCATTGAAGAGTTCCGAACCAAGGCACTTAAAGCAATTGATATATATTTAAAGACCAACACAGAAGATCGCAAACCATGTATGTTTGTGTTAGACTCGTTGGGTATGCTTTCTACTGAGAAAGAGATTAGGGACGCACTTGATGATAAGCAAGTACGTGATATGACTAAATCTCAATTAGTGAAGGGAGCATTTAGAATGTTAACTCTCAAACTCGGTCAAGCAAATGTACCACTCATTGTCACTAATCATACGTACGATGTCATCGGAGCTTACGTACCAACGAAGGAAATGGGGGGAGGCAGTGGACTCAAATATGCAGCGAGTACAATCATATATCTCAGCAAGAAAAAAGAGAAAGATGGAAAAGAAGTCATCGGAAACATTATCAAAGCGAAGACTCACAAGTCACGTTTAAGTAAAGAGAATAAGCAAGTAGAGATAAGACTATATTATGATGAGCGTGGTCTTGATAAGTATTATGGTCTCCTTGAACTAGGAGAGATAGGAGGATTGTGGAAGAATGTAGCAGGTAGATATGAAATGAATGGTAAGAAGATATATGCTAAACAGATACTTTCCAACCCAGAAGAGTACTTCACTCCAGAAGTAATGCAAGCTCTTGATGAGATAGCACAAAAGGAATTTAGTTATGGAGAAAATTGAGTTTCTAATTCTTAGAAACCTAATATACAATGAGGAGTATGCTAGAAAGGTAATACCTTTTATTAAGGATGATTATTTTGAAGATCAGAAACAAAAGATTATCTTCCAAGAAATTTCTAGTTTCATTCAACAGTATAATAAGTTAGCAACTAAAGAGATACTCTCTATTGAGGTAGAGAAACGTAGTGATATTAATGATACTCTCTTTGCAGAGATAGTTGATATCATTTCTTCTTTTGAAGATGAAGTTGGTGATCTTGATTGGTTAATAGATTCTACTGAGAAGTGGTGTCGTGATCGTGCTATATATTTGGCACTGATGGAATCAATACAGTTAGCAGATGGAAAAGATGAATCCAAAGGAAGGGATGCTATTCCTACTATTCTCTCTGATGCTCTTTCTGTTTCTTTTGATACTAATGTAGGACACGATTATCTAAGTGATTATGAAGAAAGGTATGAATCGTACCACAGGAAGGAAGACAAGATCCCGTTCGACCTTGAGTACTTCGATAAGATTACGAAAGGAGGTCTCCCGAATAAAACTCTCAACATTGCTCTTGCTGGCACAGGGGTTGGAAAGTCTCTTTTCATGTGTCATGTGGCTAGCAGTGTCCTCCTCCAAGGGAAGAATGTCCTCTACATCACTCTCGAAATGGCAGAGGAAAAGATTGCGGAGAGGATCGATGCTAATTTACTTAATATCGCAATACAAGATATAACAGATTTACCTAAACCTATGTTTGAAACGAAGGTAACAAAACTTTCTGAGAAGACACAAGGAACATTAATTATTAAAGAGTATCCAACTGCTTCTGCACATAGTGGTCATTTTAAATCATTGTTAAATGAACTTGCCTTGAAAAAGTCTTTTAGACCTGATATAATATTCATAGATTATCTTAATATTTGTGCCTCTAGTAGGTATAGAGGAAATGCTAATGTCAATTCATACTCATACATCAAAGCAATTGCAGAAGAATTACGGGGTCTCGCAGTTGAGGCGAACCTTCCGATTGTATCTGCCACTCAAACTACTCGTAGCGGCTTTGCTAGTAGCGATGTGGACCTTACTGACACCTCTGAGTCTTTTGGACTCCCTGCTACTGCTGACCTTATGTTTGCCCTTATTTCTACAGAAGAGTTGGAAACTTTAAATCAGATAATGGTGAAGCAATTAAAGAATAGATATAATGATCCTACAATGAATAAGAGATTTGTTGTTGGTATTGATCGTGCGAAGATGAGATTGTATGATTGTGAACAGAGTGCTCAAGAAGATATTGTTGACAGTGGGCAAGAAGAAGGATATAATGAGAAGAAGGAAAAGAAAGCATTTACTGATTTTAAATTCTAATGACAGTTGATACTGAAAAATATCTTGACTTCGTTGCTGGAGTTACAAGTAAACCAAGTAGTGATTTACCAGAATTACTTTCTCGTATAACATCATTAGATGTGGAACATGATGCAGATGTTCCAAGACTTTTAACTGCTGCACTTGGTCTTACTGCTGAAGCAGGTGAGTTTACTGAAGTAGTAAAGAAAATAGTTTTGCAAGGTAAACCATATAATGAAGATAATGTTTTTCATATGAAGAGAGAACTAGGTGACATTTGTTGGTATCTTGCACAGGCCTGTATGGCACTTGATACAACATTTGATGAAGTGATTGAGATGAATGTTGATAAATTAAAGGCAAGATATCCTGGTGGAGAGTTTGATGTTCACAAGTCAGAAAACAGGAAGGACGGAGATTTATAAATATATCTAGAATAAGTATTAAGGATAACCTCTCATGGGCTTAATGAAGGAACTCAATGACCTGAACGACATCTATCAGAAGATGTATGTTACAGAGGTTTCTGCTGATCTCGCACTAAAAGCATCTAAGAAAGCTGAAGTGGAAAGAGGTAAGGCAGCAGTAGCAGGTGATAAAGAGAAGGCTAAGAAGAAACTAGCACAGTCTTCTCGTTTATACTCTGCTCAGAAAAAGAAAAGGCTTGGTGAAGAGACTATCGATGATCTTATCGAAAGATACATCGACCTAGATGATGATTACATCGATGAGATTAGTTTCGAAGAACTCGAAACATTATTTGTAGAAGCATTAGAAGAGTTGGATGAAGGTTCACTTAATGAAGCACTCGAAGCTATAGATGGCATAGAGTTGTTAACAGAAGCACCATCAAAGCATTCAGCATTCCCTAATGTTGCAGTACAAGCACCAAAGAAAGAAAAACCAAGAGATGCAGGTGCCATTGCTCGTAAGACATTACAAGACAAGCAACCTAGCAAAGACAACTCTGGTCCTTCTCGTGCAGAGAAAGTGAAGTCAGCACTTAAGAGTGCAGGTTCAGCTGTTAAGAAGGGGTTAAAGAAAGTACCATATCAAGCAGGTAAAGCTGCAGGTACAGCAGTTAACGTTGCTAGTAAGGTGGGTAGTGCTGCTAAGAAAGCTGGATCAGACTTTAAGTCTGGATATAAAGATGCTCGTGCATCTGCTAAGAAAAAAGTGAAGTCCAGTTCATCTACAACATCTAGTTCTAGTGGTGGAAAACCTAGTGTAACTGGTAACAGTTATGTCTCAGGTTCAGGTCGTAGTGGAGGTTCCACATCATCTGGTTCTAGTAGTTCATCATCTGGTTCCTCAGGTGGTGGTTTAAAAGCTGGTATCAAGAAAGTCGTTGGTAAGATTGCCCGTAGTGTTTCTCGTGGTTCCCGTAATGTTGCAAGACGTATGGGAGAAAGTTATGATTGGCGTAAAGCAATGGAGGTAAACTCATGAGTTCCAGAGCACAACAAACACTATTAAATAAGAATGATCGTCGTGACAAGGACCATCAACCTGCTATTATGAAAGGCGGGACCAAAGTCAAAAAAGGTATCATGATTAATCCAAAGAAGGAGGATCTTATGCAAGAAAAATTAGATCCCGTCGGTAAAGAAGATTCTGACATCAACAACGACGGTAAAAAGAACCAAAAAGATGACAAGTATCTTAAGTATAGAAGAAAGGTACGAGGTGCAGTCATCAAGAGAAGAGATAAGTTACAGAAAGAATCACTCGCACTAGCAAAGTCTCGTGTCCCTGATGGATATGATGCTAGAGTTGATATCACAAGCATCGAACCAATCGAAGAGGTTGCAGTAACAGGTGCTGCTCTACCTGCATCTGTAGGTGCTACTGCTCACAGTAAGACTAGCAAAGCAAAGGATAATCTTAAGAAGAAGATGCTTGCAGCAACTGCTGAGTATGATAAGAAAAAGAAAGAGGCAAGAAGGTGACAGCAATCCTAGAGTGGGATAACGATGCTGCTGCCGATAGGCTTAAATCCTACGAACAAGAAAAAGTAAAGGCAAAAGAAACCAAGTATAAATCCAAGTACGGTAAGAAAAGGTACAAGGAATTTATGGCTAAGGATGCTGATGCCAAAGAGAAACAGAAGAATGCTATCAGGAACCCCAAAGGTGTAAGAGCATTACACAAAGGCAAGTGGGGTTACATGAAGAACCGTAAATTTACAGCAGATAAGAAATGACATACAAGGCACCAGACAGAGTACCATACGATGAATGGTTTGACCGAAACTATAAGTACATACCAGGAAAGACCAAGCATCCATATGATTCTTGGCCAGTAGCAACCTTACATGAGAAGATGTACCAGTTAAGTATTGCCACAAGAGATAAGATGATGGGGTCGGAAGCCTATATAGTTTAGTTAACTATAGTTATTATCATGTTAGGTTTTTTACTTCCAATCGCATCAAAAATCATATCAGATGCAGTAGATAAGATCCCCGATGACGCAGAGCTCGGAGAGAAATTAATAGATATCTGCCTTAAGATCATAGGCAAAGCAGTCAAACTTACTAAGACTGATGCTGATGACAGGTTGTTTGAGCAAGTCTCAAAGGCAATCAAGGCTCGATAAATTATAAATAAATAATAGGATACCAACAACTTTAAGAGGAATTACAATGTCTGTCGTAGGAAAAATAGACGCAGCTGCATTCTCTAACACAATTGGAGTCACCAATGGTGATGCTACTGTGTCTAAGAATGCGGGAGATGAAGTTACTGTGGGTGACGTGCTAGAGATTAGTAGCGTTGCATATATTGTTAAGCAAGTAACAAGTACAACTGCAATCGAACTGCATAAAGTATATGCAGGTAGTACAGCAACTGTTGCTGCTGCTAGTGTAATCAAAAGGACACCGCCAAAGGCAGTGGCTGAGTACGTTATACTTGGAGGAGACTCTAACTCCTACGAATTGGTATTTGTAGATACAACTGAAGATAGCATCGCATCTAACAAGACTCGTGGTATCTCAGGTCCAGGATGGTGGCAGTATCGTACATACCAAACACACAATGGTGACACCAAGCATAAAGCTGAGTGCATCGTACCTCTTAAAGTTGCAGTTGGAACTTCTGGTGATCTTGATGACGATACAATCGCAGCAGATGTACTAGAAACTATCACAGTTGGTACACAACCTGCTAACTCCACCTCATCTTCTGGTGCAGGAACATTCGTTGCTGCCTTTACAGTCGATCAGTCTGGTACAAAGCAGTACAAGTGGCAGAGACAGACAGCTACAGCTACTACTCGTTGGGTGGACATCACTGCTAACCTTGACACTGGTATCACATACGCTGACTTCACTACTGCAACACTTGCATACAGTAGTCTCGGTGGTACTACACTTAACGGTTACAAGTATCGTTGTGTTCTTAACACAAGTAAAGGTGCTGAACAGAAGTACACCAACGGAGCTGCTACTCTAACCTTCGGTAGCTAAATAAAACCGAACCATATTATAAGTAATGCGATTTGATCATCTAGATGAGAAGAATCATTTGATGTTCGCAATCAAGTACTACGAGAATCCACAGTCTGTGACTGTGGATGACTTTCTGGAAGATATGAAAAAGTTTAAGTACCTTAAGAGGTTGCTTAAGCGTTATCTAAAGACAGGAGTACTGCGTACCACACTGATTCTGAATCACTTAATAGTTTTGTTTAATGTATTTGGTGAAGGTACCCTACCTTTATTAATGTACAAACTTGAGAGGGAATACTACTCCTCTGTCAAAACATTTTTGATATACCTCAGCAGGTATCCCGAAGATGGTAATGAAGGAGTACTAGAAGATGTACCACTTGATGAAACTATCTACGACACACTAAGGAAATTGTGATTAACGAAGATGCCCCAACAATGAGTGCAGGTACTGGTGGATTCTCTGGATCTGCCAATGCTAGTGGTCCTGTGGCAGGTTTTGATCCAATGCTAGGTTCGAACAGCGAAAAGAAACCTAGACTGAGGAAGAAGCGTAAGTATAAGAGTAAGTGTAATGAAGGACTTGTGGTAGGACACGTCACTCCTAAATCTGAGAAGGAGAATGACAGGTACCTGCCTTTTAAAGTATGTTATGACGGTGCACAAGAGTATGTACTCTATGGTAAGTCCGAAGCAGACATTAAGATACAACTCAGGAAGATCTACAGACCTGAGAATCATAAAAAGATATATGTGAAACGTTTGTATCCCAATCAGGTGATCAAATTTTACTACGACCTAAGGATGAAAGCGTTAAAGAACCAGTAGGATGGACCAGAATATAAACACAGCTATACTAGAAAGATTAGAAAAAGTAGTATCATCATTACAGGATAACTCCGTGAAGATGGGTCAACTACTGGCAGTTCATAATGAGAAGTTAGATAAGCAAGATAAGATAGATCAAGTACTATTCGAGAAGGTAGATAGGTTACATGCAGACCTCAACAGAGAAACAGACTCAATCAAACGTGGTTGTGAAAGAGACATCCGTAAAGTCGATGACCGTCTTAGGACGATGGAAAAGAAAATGTGGAGTATCTTTGGTGCTCTTTCTCTTCTATCTTTCCTCGTTAGTCCAGTCGGACAGAGAATAATCCGTCCACTCTTGACAAGTGGAGCAGAAAGTACTATGATATCAATACCCACTAGCACAATTAATGAGTACAGTTGATGACCTTTATATTAATAGGTTATCCATTCGATTAGAAAAATTTAAACGAGTTAAGAACTCACTATACAACTTCCGTTGCCCCTTCTGTGGAGATTCCAAGAAGAATAAGAACAAGGCTCGGGGGTATTTTTTTCTGGTCAAAGGACGTATGGTATACAAATGCCACAACTGTGGTGTTGGAAAGACCACTGCGAACTTTCTGAAAGACTTTGCTCCTGATTTGTATAGTGAATATCAGTTAGAAAAGTATCGTATGAACTCTACTGGTAAGGGTACAACGGTAGAGAAATTTACTATCCCTGACAGTACACCAAAGTTTAAAAAACCACACGATCTCAAATGTATTTCTGATCTAAATAAAGAACACCCTGCAAAGAAATATCTTCTCGATAGGAAGGTTCCAGAGAGTCAACTCTCAAGACTATTCTATGCTGAGAAGTTTAAGACTTGGGTCAACACACAGAAGAAAACGTTTGATAGTCTCCACAATGATCAACCCAGAATTATTATCCCACTCGTTCGTGCAGATGGTACATGGTTTGGCATTCAGGGTAGATCTTTGGCAAAGCATACAACGTTACGATACATTACAATAATGTTCGATGATCATCAAAAGGTCTTTGGACTTGATACTATCAACCAAAATGAAAAAGTTTATGTTACAGAAGGACCCTTGGACTCCCTCTTTGTGGACAATGCTATCGCTATGTGCGGTGCCGATGTTGACCTTAGTGCTTGGGATTATGAGTTTGTCTATGTATATGACAACGAACCAAGAAACAAACAGATCATTGAGCGAATGGAAAAATCCATTAGCAAGCAGGATAATATAGTGATCTGGCCAAAGAATGTCGAACAGAAAGACATCAATGATATGGTGTTGGCAGGACTTGACCCTTCTGCTATAATATTATCCAACACATATAATGGATTGGAAGCAAAATTAAAATTCACAGACTGGAAACGAGTATGATCAGCGTAGTAAAGCGTAACGGTGTAGTCGAACCCCTTAACCTCGACAAACTTCACCGCATGGTGGAGTTCGCATGTGATGGACTCGCAGGTGTATCTGAATCAGCAATAGAGATGAACTCTAATTTGCAATTCTATGAGAATATAATGACATCTGACATACAAGAGATCCTTATCAAATCTGCAAATGATTTGATTACATTAGAGCAACCTAACTATCAGTACGTTGCTGCTCGTTTACTTCTATTTTCTTATAGAAAATCTGTATATAAAGGACATCCAGACAATCCTCCACCTCTTATAGAGCATATTAAGGAGTGTATTGACAAGGGTGTGTATGATCCTGACCTTATCAAACAGTATTCGGAAGAGGAATGGTCAGAACTTCATGACTTTATTGATTGGGACAGAGATTATCTGTTCACATATGCAGGTCTACGACAGGTCGTAGATAAATATCTAGTACAAGATCGCAGTACTGGTGAGGTGTTTGAGACACCACAGCAGATGTACATGTTAATTGCTGCTACTCTCTTCCAAAATTATCCCATCGAATCAAGAATCGATTATGTCAAACGGTACTACAACGCAATCAGCAAGCACAGAATCAACATCCCAACCCCCGTCATGGCTGGAGTCAGAACACCCATTCGTCAATTTGCATCTTGTGTTCTGGTTGATATTGATGACTCCCTCGATAGTATCTTTAGCAGTGATATGGCTATTGGCAAATATGTCGCACAGAGGGCTGGTATCGGTATTAACGCAGGTAGAATCAGGGGAATCAATTCTAAAATCAGGGGTGGAGAAGTTCAGCACACAGGTGTGGTCCCCTTCCTTAAAAAATTTGAGTCAACTGTCAGATGTTGCACACAAAACGGTATTAGAGGCGGGTCCGCAACTGTCCACTTTCCTATCTGGCATCAAGAGATCAGCGACATCTTGGTACTCAAAAACAACAAAGGAACAGAAGACAACCGAGTCAGAAAACTCGACTACAGCATCCAATTAAGCAAGATTTTTTATGAGCGATTTATCCAAAACCTATCTATTAGCCTATTCAGCCCTCATGATGTGCCTGGGTTGTATGACGCTTTTGGTGGCGATACCTTTGACGAACTCTATACTCAATACGAATCAGACGAGTCTATTCCTAGAACCACAATCGGTGCTCAAGAGTTAATTACAGACCTCTTGAAAGAAAGAGCAGAAACTGGTAGAATATATTTAATGAACATAGATCATTGTAATTCTCACTCATCCTTCTTGGATAAGGTAGAGATGAGCAATCTATGTCAAGAGATTACTCTACCAACCAAACCTATACAACACATTGATGATGAAGCTGGAGAAATTGCTCTCTGTATCCTTAGTGCTATTAATATTGGCTAAATTAGGGATGTTTCGGATCTTGAAAGTCTTTGTGATCTTAGTGTTAGGGCTCTTGATGAACTCATTGATTTTCAGGGATACCCTGTCAAGGCAGCTGAGATTGCCACTAGAGCACGTCGCAGTCTTGGAGTGGGATATATCGGTTTAGCACATTATCTTGCCAAGCAGGGCGTTAAATACGATGATCCAGAGGCATGGAAGTTGGTTCATGATCTGACTGAAGGATTCCAATATTATCTCATTAAATCCTCAGTTAATCTTGCCAAGGAAAAGGGTGCTTGTGAATATTCTAATAGAACAAAATATGCTCAGGGAATACTTCCTATTGATACATATAAGAAAGATGTAGATGAGATTGTTCCAAATGACCTATCATTTGATTGGGGAGATTTACGGAAGGAATTACTGGAACATGGAATTAGGAACAGCACATTGTCGGCACAAATGCCTTCAGAGAGCAGTTCCGTTGTGTCAAATGCAACCAATGGAATCGAACCACCTAGAGGATACTTGTCCATTAAAAAATCGAAGAAAGGGCCTCTTAAACAGATTGTTCCACAGTATGGTACACTGAAGAATAATTATACTCTTTTATGGGATATGCCTAGCAATACTGGGTATATTAATATTGTTGCAGTTATGCAGAAATTCTTTGATCAGGCAATCAGTGGAAATTGGTCTTACAACCCAGAGCATTACGAAAACTCTGAGGTTCCTGTCTCTGTAATGGCACAGGATTTACTTACTACATATAAGTACGGTTGGAAAACTTCTTATTATCAGAACACTTATGATGTTAAAACTGATGAAGTTCAGGAACCAGCACATCCTATTGGCTGGCATGATAATATAGAAGATGTTGGTATTCAAGGTAAAACCCGATTGGATACTTTAATTGGTGACATTATGAATTCGGAGGAAGAAGTCTGTGAGTCCTGTGCAATCTGATTTGAATGGTATGACCGTCTTCAATACTGAAGAGGTTGATACTAAAAAGCAACCAATGTTTTTTGGTGCTCCATTAGGAGTTCAACGTTATGATTCTTATAAGTATCCTGCATTTGAAAATTTAACTAAATCTCAGTTAGGATATTTCTGGAGACCTGAAGAGGTTTCATTACAGAAAGATCGTGGAGACTATCAACAATTACGTCCAGAACAAAAGCATATCTTTACTTCTAATTTGAAGTATCAGACTATGCTTGATAGTGTTCAGGGTAGAGCACCTGGTATGGCATTTGCTCCATACTGTTCTCTTCCTGAATTGGAAGGATGTATGAATGTATGGCAACTTATGGAGATGATTCATAGTCGTTCATATACTTATATTATTAAGAATATCTATTCAGATCCTTCCGATGTATTTGATACTATTCTTAGAGATGAAAAGATTTTAGAACGTGCTGGTAGTGTCACTAAGGCATATGATGATTTTATTAATTATGCAGCAGAGTGGGGTAGTAGTCATCAATGGAAACCAGAATCTAAAGGTTCTCCTGGTGTAGAATGGACACGTAAAGATCTTAAAAAACATTTATATAGGGCAGTTGCTAATGTTAACATCCTTGAAGGTATTCGTTTCTATGTCAGTTTTGCTTGTTCTTTTGCTTTCGGTGAACTCAAACTTATGGAAGGAAGTGCGAAGATCATATCTCTTATTGCAAGAGACGAAAACCAACACCTTGCCATAACTCAAAATATATTAAACTATTGGAAGAAGGGTGATGATCCTGATATGGTTGAAATAGTTAAGGAAGAAGAACCTTGGTTGATTCAGGCATTTAAGAATACTGTTAATGAAGAAAAGGCATGGGCAGAATATTTGTTTAAAGATGGATCTATGATTGGATTGAATGATAAATTATTACATCAGTATGTTGAGTGGATTGCCAATCGTAGAATAAAATCATTAGGACTTAAACCAATCTATGACATACCTGCAAAAAATAATCCACTTCCTTGGACAGAGCATTGGATTTCTTCAAAAGGACTCCAAGTTGCACCACAAGAAACAGAAGTCGAATCCTATATTGTCGGAGGAATCAAACAGGACGTTACCAAGGACTCCTTCTCAGGATTTAAATTGTAGTTTAGAAGAATATTATGATGCTTATAAGGAAACTCCTTATAAGGATAATTGGGATGATTATGCTGGTGGATAAATAAAAAAAATAATATGAAACAATGATGAGCCCTTTTGGTAATGTGTTAAACACAAGAGAAAGTTATAGTAGATTTTATCAAAAAATTTTTACTGAAGTAGAAGTCCAATTTGCGGATGAAGATCCTGCTTGGATTCCTTTGGATACTTTATTGGCAATTAAAGAACAATCTAAATAATTTTATTAATATTTTAAATACTATGCAACCTTCATTCAATCCTTCTGAAATTAAGAAGTTATCTGATATTTGGTCAAATATTACTAATCCTTCTACTACAGATTCTACTTCAGAAACAGAGAAACCTGAAGTGCCTGAAACCCCTGAAACCCCTGAAGCATCTACAGAAACTGGTGTAGAGGAACCAGAAGTAGAGGCAAATCCTGTACATGATAAATTACAATCATCAGGTCAATTTACTGATGATGAATTAGATAGAATTGCTAAGGCAGATAAGTGGAGATAAATATTAATTAGCGATATAAAAATTATGGAATGGAAGGAGATTATGAAAATCCCTGGTACTACAAAGGTACAGCTTTCACTACTGGCGATATTGGCGATTTCTTCGGTTTCGTCTACAGGATTACTAATTTACAATCGGGTAAACAGTACATTGGTAGAAAATACTTCTACCAAAAACGTAAGCCTAGAAACGGTAAAAGA